GCTGGTCTTGGAGTAACAGTAGGATATGGTATTACTTCTTCTTTAGATGGTAAAACTATTCCTGGTTCTGGTGCAACTTCTTCTTTCTCTGGGTATCTTAAGGGAATTATTACTGGTGTTACTACAGCAGCATCTGGTGGTACTGATAGTGTAATTAATGTAAAAGTAGTTTCAAGAGTATCTAGTTCTACAACATCTTTTGTTGATGTATTAGCAACAGATACCACCTTGGCAGGAGCTGCATCTACTACAGTCATATATGTTGATAGTGTTGCTGGTCTTACTGCCGATGATACTGTTACTTTACCTGGAATTAGCACATCAAATCTTGGATTGGCTAGTATAGGTTCAACTTCTGTTACACTTGATGTTGAATATGATCTTAGTGGTGTAGGAGCAGGTGTTGCTATTACATTTAGTACGCTTCAAACAACTGGTGGAGTAGAAACTGCAATTAATTATGCTGAAGGAACTGATTTTGCGGCATTTACCTCTGGTTCTGTTATAAATGTAACAAATGAATCTAGTGTAGAAACTGCATCTGTTAATGTTGCTTCTATTTCTGACTGGTATGATGCACAAACTTTAGGTCTTACCAACTCAACAACTTATTGGAAATCAATTGCTCCAAAACCAACATCCACTAATTACGTCACTAGTAGAAGTGGAAAGAATGATGAAATGCATGTTGTCGTTGTTGATGATGACGGAACTCTTACTGGGGTTAAGGGAAATATTCTTGAGAAGCATTTAGGTCTTTCTAAAGCACTTGATGCAGTATCTGATGTTAATTCTCCTCAGAGAAATTACTATAAGCAATTCCTTGCAGATTATTCATCGCATGTATATGCCGGTGCTAACATTTCTCAAGCAGCTGATGCCAAGTGGGGAACAACTCCAACATCAACTGGATTCTCCTCAGGATTTACTAAAGTAACAACTACAGATGGTCTTTGGGGATTAGATGCACAGGGAGTTACCTTTAGTGCTACGGGTAATACAACTTACTCATTGACTGGTGGAAAGAATTATTCTGCTACTGGTGGAATGACAGCATCTCTTGCTAGTCTTATGACATCTTATGGTAAATTCTCAAACAAAGATGAGATTGAAGTTGATTACTTGATTATGGGTCCAGGTTTAGCGTCAAAAGAAGATTCGCAAGCAAAAGCAAATTATCTTCTTTCTATAGCAAATGAAAGAAAGGATTGTGTTGCTACAGTTGGACCACATAGACTTGATTTAGTTGGTCTTACAGATTCAACTACTCAGACAACTAATTTGATAAGTTACTTTACTCCATTAATGTCTACTTCTTATGGTATTTTTGATAGTGGGTATAAGTACACATATGATAGATTTAATAACAAATTCCGTTGGGTTCCAACCAATGGTGATGTTGCTGGTCTAATGACTCGCACAAATATTGTTGCTTATCCTTGGTTCTCACCTGCTGGTCAACAGCGTGGTGTTATTAACAATGCAGTTAAACTTGCATATAACCCAAATAAGGCACAAAGAGATCAACTTTATCCTCAGAGGGTTAACTCTTTTATTACTACTCCTGGAATCGGAACACTTCTCTTCGGAGATAAGACTGCTCTTGGATATGCATCAGCATTTGATAGGATTAACGTTCGCCGCTTGTTCCTTACAATTGAGCAAGCACTGGAGAGAGCAGCACAATCTCAACTCTTTGAACTTAACGATGAGTTAACAAGAGCGAATTTCCGCAACATTGTTGAACCATATCTTCGTGATGTTCAGGCAAAGAGAGGACTTTATGGGTTCTTGGTTGTTTGCGACGAAACAAACAACACGCCTGATGTTATTGATAATAATGAATTCCGCGCAGACATTTTCTTGAAGCCTGCCAAGTCGATTAATTATGTTACGCTTACCTTCGTTGCTACCCGTACTGGTGTTAGTTTTGAAGAAGTAGCCGGTCGCGTTTAATTCTATTATCTAAATAACAACAAGGAGGCAAACAAATCATGGCAGACACCAATACAAGAAGAACTATCGGTCAATTTAAATCTAAATTGGCCGGTGGCGGTGCAAGACCCAATCTATTTGAAGTAGAATTTACTGATGACGCCATTAAAGGTGGTGGCGCATGGGATATGGAAAGATTTTCATTCCTATGTAAAGCAGCATCATTACCTGCTCAAACTATTACTGCAATTGATGTTCCATTTAGGGGTCGCGTTTTTAAAGTTGCAGGAGACAGAACCGTTGACCTATGGACTGTAACGGTTATTAATGATGAAGATTTCACATTCAGAAATTCATTTGAACGTTGGATAGAATTGATGGGACAACTTTCTAATAATGAAGGTGCTACAAGTCCAGAAGCCTATATGAGTACTGCTGTTGTAAAACAACTTGGCAGAGGTTCTAAGGCTTTCTCAGAATCAAGTGATCCAACTTCTGAATCACAAGCAATCTTAAAGACATATAAATTTATTGATATGTTCCCAACGAACCTATCTGCTATTGAATTGTCTTACGATTCTGGTGATGCTATTGAAGAGTATACAGTAGAATTTGCTGTTAACAACATTGTTATCGATGGAGTTTGATCGGATTTAACTTTCGTGTTATAATATAATTGAACAGTGTAAAACCCTAAATACTTAGGGTTTTTTAGTATTTTATGACCAATAGAAGAAGCAATCCTGTTGTGATTGCCAGATTGAAAAGGAAAGCAGAATGGGTAAGAGAAAAAAAGTTACAACCTTGTATGGATTGTGGCAATACTTTTGACCCTATATGTATGGATTTTCATCACATACATTCAAGTTCTAAGAAATACACCATTCCAGCATTAGTCAATAACGACCAATCACTTAAAACGATACAGGAAGAAATTGATAAATGTGTTTTGATTTGTGCTTGTTGCCATAGGCTACGACATAAATCCGACCTATATAACCAACATAAATAGAAGAAAGTATATAATTATGGCTAAGTTATTTGGATTCTCCATAGAGGATTCGGAATCACTATCTCCGTCAGCAGTATCACCCGTTCCCCCGAATAATGAGGATGGGTCAGATCACTATATGTCGTCTGGTTTTTTTGGTTCTTATGTTGATATTGAAGGAGTTTATAGAACTGAATTTGATCTTTTAAAAAGATATCGTGAAATGGCACTTCACCCAGAAGTGGATAGTGCTATTGAAGATATTGTAAATGAAGCAATCGTTACAGATATGAACGATGCTCCTATTAAAATTGATTTGGACAATCTTAATGCTAGTGATGGTATTAAGAATAAAATAAGAAATGAATTTAAATTTATTGTAGATTTATTGGATTTTGATAGAAAAGCACACGAAATCTATAGGAATTGGTATATTGATGGGCGTATCCATTATCATAAAATTATTGATTTGAAAAAGCCTCATGAAGGAATTCAGGAGTTGCGTTATATTGATGCAATGAAAATGCGCTTTATGCGACAAAGTAAGAAGTCTGCTAAAGATAAGTATAATATAACAAAGCAGAATTCTGATAATCCAATGGATTATGAGTTTCCTGAAATTGAAGAATACTTTATTTACAATCCAAAGGCATCTTATCCTACTGGTAACATTAATGCTACTGGCGCTAGTCAGGGTATTAAAATGACTAAGGATTCGATTAGTTATTGTACTTCTGGTCTTGTAGATAGAAATAAAGGTAATACACTTTCATATCTTCATAAAGCAATTAAATCACTCAATCAGTTAAGGATGATTGAGGATAGTCTTGTTATTTACAGATTATCAAGAGCACCAGAAAGAAGAATCTTCTATATTGATGTTGGTAATCTACCTAAGGTAAAAGCAGAACAATATCTCCGTGATGTTATGATGCGTTATCGTAATAAGTTGGTATATGATGCCTCTACAGGAGAAATTCGTGATGACAAAAAGTACATGGCAATGCTTGAAGACTTCTGGCTCCCACGTAGAGAAGGTGGAAGAGGAACAGAAATCTCAACACTTCCAGGTGGACAAAACCTTGGAGAAATCACTGATATTGAGTATTTTAAAAAGAAACTCTTCCGTTCACTTAATGTTCCTGTCTCCAGAATGGATGGAGAAGGTGGGTTTAACCTGGGCAGATCTTCTGAGATTCTAAGAGATGAACTTAAATTTAGTAAGTTTGTTGGACGTTTGAGAAAGAGATTCTCAAATATGTTCAACGATATGCTAAAAACACAACTTCTTTTGAAGAATGTGATCACCCCAGAAGATTGGGAAGTGATGAGTGAACATATCCAATATGACTTCTTATATGATAATCACTTCTCTGAATTGAAGGATACTGAACTTCTTAATGAAAGATTAGGTAGTCTAGAAGCAGTTCAACCTTATATTGGAAAGTATTTTTCTCAGGATTGGGTTCGCCGCAAAGTTCTTCATCAGACTGATGAGGATATCATTGAGCAGGATAAGGTTATTGAAAAAGAGATTGCAGATGGTACTATTCCTGACCCAGCAACTCTTGATCCAGCAACTGGACTTCCATTAATGGATATGGAGCCTGGGGGATCTGCAGAAATGGGCGTTCCAGTACAGAATATTAAAGCCCCAATGGAACCAGATCTTGAACCTCAAGGAAAAGCGACAAAAATACCTAAGGGTGGAGAGATATAAATATCTGAGATAGGTATTGAAAAATTACAATGGATGAACTTATGGATATGATGGCGACGGATGAGTCACCTTCTCAGATTAGTGACAAGATTAAAGATATGCTTTTTGCAAAATCAGCAGAAAGAGTGGATAAATTTCGCCCTAATGTAGCAACTGGGGTATTTGATTCTGTAAATTCTATTACTCAATCCCAAGCAGATGCTGTTGTGGCAGATGAGGATGGGGGCGGTGAAGAGTAATTATAAATAAATAAAACAATGAATTTATATCTATAATGGCACATAAACCAGTAGGAGATTGTCAAAAGATTGCCGTAAGCGGTTCTTCTGCCAAATCTAGTCCTTTTTCACATCAATCTGAATATGTTAGATTAGTATCGGTAGGTACATCGTGCCATGTTGGTATAGGTACATCTGTTACAGCAACAACCGCTGATTTTTATATAAAGACAGATGGAGAAGCAACTCTTAGTTGTGGAAGACCATCTTCTCAAAGAGTAGTTGGAGTCACTAAAGGTTCTACTACTATTATTGATTTTCCAGAAGGAACTGGATCACCATTTGCAGTAGGAGATACTGTTTCTCTGACTGTTGTTGATCAAAGTTATTATGATTTTACTAGTAAAGTAGTTCAATCCGTTAATACTACAGCAGGTGTATCTGGGTATTTCAATACTCGTATTGTTGTAGATTATAATTCTTCTGGTATTGTTACTGCTTTTAATGCGCCGTGGGCAGAACTTAGATCAACTTTTGAAGTCGGTGCAATTACTCCAGGTTCAGCTGGACATCTTTATGTTCAACAAGTACAAGTTAGCGGAGACGCCTGATGAAACTCATTAGAGAAGAAATCGAATCAGTCGAATTTCTAGTCGAAAATCGTAACGGCAAGAAGTCGATGTATATTGAGGGAGTCTTCCTCCAAGGAAACATCAAGAACCGTAATGGTCGGATGTATCCTATGGAAACTCTTCGTAAGGAAGTAACACGGTATAATGAAAACCATGTTACTACTGGAAGAGCACTTGGAGAATTGGGTCATCCCGATGGTCCTACCGTTAATCTTGATAGGGTATCCCACAAGATTGTCTCTTTAAAGGAGAACGGTTCTAATTTCATTGGTAAAGCTAAGATCCTTAGCACACCAATGGGCAAAATTGCTTCTTCTCTTGTTGAGGAAGGAGTAAAACTTGGTGTTTCTTCAAGAGGTATTGGTTCACTGAAGCCAACTCGTGAAGGATATAATGTAGTTGGTGATGATTT